AAGGGGAGACGCAGGTTATGCACCTGTCACACCTTGAATCCGCAAGGACGAAATGTCCGTAGGACTCTGGGAAACCAAAACCGCCCTCATGCATAGATAGAGATATCTGAGGCCTAACCACGCGGGGTATTACAATAATATGAAAATAAATATTTCCAATATTTTTGAAATAACCACTCGTGTGGTTATCTGGATGTTTCAAGTTTTCAACCTTGAATCATCGAGATCGCCAAAATTATACTATCCATTACTCCGAGAACTTGAGAGACTACGTAAAAGTAGAGGTATCAAGTTCGTAGTATCCTTGTTGAAGGATACGCGAGTAGTCCTATGGAATTACCTGGCTGGTAATCCCACGACTATAAGAGGAGTGAGATGTACAAAGGATGGTATCCCCACAATTCTAGGGGACCTTATACCTCTAATACGTAAAGGAGATTGCCCAGATATTCTGCGCATTCTCAATACTATATTAGCATGTACAAGGGCCCTATCTCTAGGAACTGTTACAGATATCGAACCTATTATTGCTCCACCTAAAGGTGAGACTGATAATATTTCCGAATATGTAACAGATTTCTGGAGGGAATTGGGGTACCGCCACAATACGTCAGTACCTAGGTACTTAAGATGGAAGAAATTCCATCTAACTACAAAGGTAGGTCCAAATTCTGAGAATGACAATGCACTTTTCCGAGCTTTAAGCGATTTAACTTGCTTAGACTGGGATACGTGGTATTGTATTCAACGAATGGGTGGACCAAAACTAACGAAGGTGATGGATCTTCTATACGCCGGAACAGAAAAGTTTCATGTCATTTCTGACATAATTCCTTTCTGGGGTAGAAGTCGTTTGAGAAAACTTACTTCTATTAAAGATAAGGAGTTGAAAGTAAGGGTTATAGCTATCGGAGACTATTGGTCTCAGACAGTTCTATACCCATTACATAACTACCTCTTTAACGTATTAAAGAAGATACCACAAGATTGTACCTTTGGTCAGGATTCCGCCCCTAGTAAACTAGAGGGAGCTAATTATTTTAGCTCAATAGATCTTTCAAACGCTACTGATAGGTTTCCTATCAAAGTGATTGAAGATGTTCTACTCGGAATACTACCCGAACAGTATGTTAGCGACTGGAAACACTTGATGGTTGGTCTCCCTTTCGAATTCAACGGTAAGATGGTATCTTACTCAGTTGGAAATCCGATGGGATTCTA